GAATGGTTAGATAACTATAGTGAAAGGGATCTGTCTACAACAAGTAAAACACAATTTGGTTTACCACGTTATGTGTACAGGACTTTAGATAATACAAATATAGGTCTAAGTCCGATACCAGAAAAGAGTACATACTCTATATCATATGATTATTACGTAACACACAATGATTTATCTGGTTACAGCGATACACCTACTCTACCCGACAGGTTTAACGATATTGTTGTAAACAGAGCTAAATACTATGCGTACATGATGAGGGCAAATATGGCAGGTGCTCAATTAGCAGAAAAAGATTATTTAGAAGGTATAAAAAGGATGCGAGTGGAACTCCTTAACCACCAGAACTACTTCTACCCTTCTGGTATTGTTGGGATGTCCAAGAGATTAATAGGTGTAAATACATAATATGGCTGAAATAACTGCACCCGAATATATCTCCCCTTACGTTGTCACAGTATCAGGTGGTTTGGTACTGGATAGGGATGTTTATACGATGCCAGTTGGAGCAGCGTCTATCCTACAGAATTTTGAACCTTCTGTAAAAGGTGGATACCGTAGGTTAAGCGGTACATCAAAATATTCCAGTTCACAAGTTGGCAGTTCTTCTGACACGATATTAGGTGTTGCTATCTTTAACAATGGTGTTATAGCTGCACAAAGTACAAATGTATATTTTGGAACAGGTAGTTCGTGGACAAGTATCGATTCCAGTAGATCGAGTGCAGGTCGTTATCGATTTGAAAAGTACAATTTCACTACAAACGAAGAACGTATTATCTTTGCTGACGGTGCTAATAATGCATCTTATTACAATGGGACAACTGTTGTCGATATAAAAGGTTCTACAACAATATCCACAACAGGTTCAGCAAGTAGTTCTTCAACTTCTTTGAGTGTTGCAAGTGCTGACGGCATAGCAGCCGGAATGTATATAGGCGGTACTAGTATTGGTTCTGGTGCAAAAGTATCGAGTATTTCAGGTACAACCGTAACAATGTCCGTAGCAACGACAGGTACAATTAGCAGTGGTTCTGTGACATTTGCAGGTTTAGGCACGGCTCCTTCAGATCCTAGTATGGTTGCAGCTTTTAAAAACCATATGTTTTTTGCAGGGATGAGTTCTGACCCTAACACGGTTCAATTTTCTGCAATAGGCGATGAGAATGATTTTACATCAGGTAATGGTGCAGGGTCATTGAATGTAGATAGTACAATAATTGCTTTAAAATCTTTTCGTGATTCTTTGATTATATTTTGTGAAGATCGTATTTACAAGTTGACAGGAAGTGCACTGGCAGATTTTGCAATAGCTCCTATCTCACGTAATGTAGGATGTTCTGATGCTTTCAGTATTCAGGAAATAGGCGGTGATGTGTTATTCTTAGCACCTGATGGTTTGCGTACTATTGCAGGTACGGCACGTATTGGTGACGTAGAATTAGGTACAGTTTCTAAACAAATACAAGAGAGAATTAATGACATAGGTTTTAACAATATCTCTTCTGTTGTTATACGAGGTAAGAGCCAGTACCGTTTATTTTATCCGACAACTAGCGGTGTAGAATCTTCATGTAAAGGATTAATCGGTGTATTGAAATCTAACCCACAAGGGCAGTTAGGTTGGGAGTACAGTGACATACGAGGTTTAAAACCTTCTTGTTGTGATTCAGGGTTTGTTTCAGGTTCAGAAACTATCGTACACGGTGGATACGATGGGTACATCTATAAACAAGAATCAGGAAATACCTTTGATGGTACAGCAATGACAGCATTGTATAGATCACCAGACTTAACAATGGGGGATGCTGGTATACGAAAAAGTATGCAACGTATAAATGTAAACTATGATCCTGAAGGTGAAGTAAATGTTTCAATGTTTGTTAAATACGATTTTGAAGATACGAGCACACCGCAACCTGCAGCGTATACTTTAACTACAGCCGATACCGCAGCCGTATACAATAATTCAGGTTCATTATATGGTTCTGCAGTATATGGTGCAGAAGGTATACCTATTGTACGGCAATCAGTAGAAGGAAGTGGTTTTACTGTAGTTATACGTTTATCAGATACAAGTACCAATCCACCTATCACATTAAAAGGATTTGAGTTAGAATTTACACCGGGAGCGAGAATGTAAAATGGCAGGATATTCAGCAAGACAAAGTACTTACACTACAGGGGATACAATTGATGCAGCAGATTCCAATGATGAATTTGACGCTATCTTAACTGCATTCAACGTATCTTCAGGACATACGCACGATGGCTCTACAGCAGGTGACGGTGGCCCTATTTCAACATTATATAGTAATTCTATATCATTTGGAACTGGTGCTGATACGGATATTGCCGTAACATTCAATGCGAATAGTAACGATGGTGTGTTAACATGGATGGAAGACGAAGACTACTTTAAGCTCAGTGATGACTTAATGATGGTTGACAATGAATCACTTATTTTTGGTTCTGATTCAGATTGGTCTATAAAATACGATGAAAGTGGTGATGATGATTTAGTTTTAACTGGTTCAGATATTAGTATAGAAAGCAGTACATCAGCTAAACCTGTTCTACAACTACTCAATACAAATGCTGACGGTAACAGTGCCACCCTTAAATTTAATAAAAATGGTGCTAGTCCTGCAACCAGCGATGTAATAGGTAATATAGATTTTGTGAGTGAAGATGCAGGAAATGCTGTAACTACCTTTGGTCGGATACAAAGCACAATTACAGATGTTACTGCAGGTGGGGAAGAAGGTAATATAGCTTTCTACGTAGCAGAGAATGATGGTACACTTACAAAAGGTATGGAAATTAAGGGTATAGGAAGTGACGGTAATATTGAAGTAGATATTTCTACCCATGATGGTTCTGCAGGTGGTTTAAAATTAGGTGGTACACTAATGACTTCTACTGCTACAGAATTAAATTTATTAGATGGTTCTGCGAAATCAACCTCTTCAATTACAATAGGGGATACAGATGCTTTTATTGTAATTGACGGTTCTACAACAACACAGATACCAGCTTCTGACATTAAAACCTATGTAGGAGGGCCGACTTTAACAGGTTCTACCAATAATACAATTGTAACAGTAACTGGTTCTAATGCAATAGCTGGTGAATCTACATTTACATATGATGGATCTGACTTAAAAATACTTGAAACTACTAATGACGGTAGCCCTTCTTTTACTATTGGCAGTGCAGATGCTGAAAGTGGTAAGATACAAGCAGTATATGATAGCGGAGCACAAACATTAAATTACTTAGAAATTTCTACAGCTACTGCTGATTCTGGTGGGGATGCAGGTAAGATACGTTTTGATGTCGATGGTACAGATATCTTTGATATTGATGATGGGGGTATCACATTTGCTAATGGATCGGCTTGGGAAATAGGTGTAGCAGCAACAACAAGCACTACGGCAGGACGAGGACTTACTATTACAGCGGGTGCTACGTCTACTAACGGAAATAATATTAATGGTGGTGATCTTACGTTATCTTCTGGTGGTGGCGATGGTACAGGTACATCTAAGATAGATTTTAAAACTAAAATAAGTGGTACAGATGCACCTGCCTCTAAAATGCAATTATCAGGTGCAGGTGTACTTACACTTAGTGCCGGGGGTGTTGTTGTTCCTGATGATGGTGATTTAGGTTCAGCTAGTGCTACTGATGCAATACAGATATCTTCTGCAGGTATCGTTACCTTCAAGGACGATATTAAAATAAAAGATGGAGGTACTATCGGTGTAGCTTCTGCTGCAGATGCAATGACAATATCTTCTGCAGGTATAGTTACTTTCAAGGATGATATTCTTATTAAAGATGGTGGAACAATTGGCGTAGCATCTGCAGCTACTGCTTTAACGATATCGGCTGCTGGAAATTTAACAGTATCTGGTACAGCTACTTCAAGTGCAGGTGAGTTAATATCAGCAGGTACAGCTACAGCCTTAGCTATTGCACTTGGATAATTAATAATAACAATGGGGGAAGTATCCCAAAGGAGTAAATAATATGGCAAATACGTTTAAAGTCTGCACGATTGCAGATGTTGCAGTTGATAGTGGAACTTTTAGCACAATATATACAGTAGCTGGGAGTACAACTACAGTAATATTAGGATTAGCTTTGTGTAATAAAATTAATGCAGCAAGAACTGTGACTGTAAAGATTGCAAGTGACACAGGAAACAGAACTGGTTCTAATGATGCAGCAAATGAAAGTGTTACTTTATTAAATGAAGTTAGTATTCCTGCTGATACTACACTTGAAGTTCTTGCAGGACAAAAATATGTACTAGAAACAACAGACGTTATGACTATTGGTGCTAGTGCTGGATCAAGTATTGATGCAACATTATCAATTATGGAGATAACATAATGCCGTTTCTTGGATCACAACCAGCCGAAACAGCTTTAACGACAGGCAATCTTGCAGATGATATTGTTACAGAAGCAAAGATAGCAAATGATGCTATTAGCCTTGCTGAACTAAAAGCTGGTACGGATGGC